TGGGGCCTGTAAGCCTCACTGCGCCGAAGAATGCAATCAGCACTTTGGTCTTCAGCATGTCCACGTCCCATGTAATGCCGCGATCCGAGAGCAGCCATTGATTCAGCAGCCAATGGAAGCCCTTCTCCTCTTCCCGTGAATACTCCGGCTCTACTGGCGTTACCTCCACCATTGCCCCCAGCGGATTGCGCTCGCATACGTCCCTGATCGCTTGCACGATCCTGTCGCATGACTGGCCTTTGCCGATCTTGACGATCACAGTTTGTACCTGTCCTCTTCGTTGTCGAAGTTCACCTTCAGCATCTTGCAAGGCTGGTCATCGCGGTACATGCGGAACGCCTTGAATACCATCGCGAGAAGATAACGTCGGTCCAGTTGCGTGATTTTGGTCTGCAATACCAGCCTTTCCCGCAACGCTCTGATTGGGGAGTTCGGCTCAAGATTCGCGCCGCTATCAAGAGAATCAAAGAACAGCGCCGCTGCGGTGTCGTCGTTTTCGTGAAACACCACCATCATGAAGATGGCGGGAGATGGCTTGATATAGCGCAGAACAAATCCGAGTCGCGATCCTACCCTTTCCGCGAATTCATGGATGCGCGGCGTGGCTTCAACCTCGCGCACGATGTCTTCCGGGGTGGTCAGCAATTGATTCGCAAAAGGCGTTTTCATCAGACGGTAGGAGACAAGCATTTTCCCTGCCCCTGCCACTGAATCCGCATATGTGTGCCCCTTCATCTTGAGCACATCGCCTGCCCCGCGCTTCTTGCCCTGATCCAGCGTGATGAAGGTAGACATCGGCAATCCTTCAACTACAAGAAACTCAACCGGGATGCCGGATGCTATGACCGCCGACAGCCGATGCTGTCCGTTGAGCAATGTTCCATCTTCCGCGACTTGAATAGCCTCGCCGTTCATCTGCCAGTCCCCGGCCCGCATGATTTTGGCGTATCTCGCGACAATGCCACGATTCATACGCCGGTTATGTGTGTTGTGTTCAAGCATCGCCTCTGCTTCTTTTGGGCCAATGCGCTTTACGCTGATATATGCACTCATGAGTCACCCTCGGTTAAAAAGGAATTCCGTCGTCATCAAGATCATCTGACGGTCTTTGTGCCGCCTTGTTTTCCGTCCTTCCGTCGAGCATCTGCAATTCCCGCGCTACAATCTCCGTGCGGTAGTGCTTCTGTCCGTCCTTCTCCCATGACTGGGTGCGCAGGCTGCCCTCCACGAATATTTTGGAGCCCTTCCGCAGGTACTCGGATGCGATCTCAGCGAGGCGCTTGAAGCAGACAATATTTATCCATTCTGTTGAGGTTTTCTGTTCTCCGGATTTGTCTTTCCACGATTCACTGACAGCGACACTAAAAGACGTAACAGGATCGCCGCTTGGCAAGTATCGCGTTTCGGGGTCGCGCCCCAAATTCCCTATGACGAGCGCCTTGTTTATTCCTCTCATTGAATGTGCCCCCATGTTTTGTTTCGGATGATGCTTGAGATGGCTGTCTGACATACTCCATACGCCTCCGCAATCTCGTACTGATTAAAAAGCCCTGCCGCATAAATGCGGCGTATATTTCTCACATCTTCTTCATCGAATTTGCTATTGCCGTTTGTTTCGCCCCTGGCGGCGGTATGTTTCGGCTTACCTCGCCCCTTTAAATACATGTCTGTTGAGTTCGCCTTCTTTGTGCCCAAAGCAAGATGTTTATGGTTGCAACATCCTGGCTCGTCACAAAGATGAATAACGCACAATCCCCTTGGAATTGGACCTACAAACATCATGTATGCAGCTCTGTGTGAAGAAAGATGGCGCTTCCCGATCCTGACATTCCCGTATCCAAGAGGTCTTTTGGCTCCGCTCCAAATTAAACAGCCCCTTTCGTTTGGCGCGAGCAATTTGGATAGAAAGGCTGATACGTGGTCGTTTGTGAACTCGATCATTTCGGCGTCAATGACCACGTTCATGCGCGCAACTCCTCAAGTTTTTTCATTCGCTTTTCCAGTTCCAGCAGGAATTCTGTTACCTGCTCCTCCAGCAGTTTGATCGCCGCATCGTCACGCTCGACCCGCATAACCCACATCTCCAGTCCGGGAAGGCGCGGATCAAACGAGATGAAATCAACCCACTCCAGACCAGCACAGGCCATCTGCCAGAGCATCTGTGTCCGATACTTGCCGTCGATGGTGCCGTTGAGCAGCGTGTCGATATGCGTGGCCGTGTTGGGGCACTTGATCTCTATCCCGCCCTTGTCCACCAATCCATCAGGAGAGGCCCCTGTGCCGTTGATAGTGGGGTGACGGATAAATGAGCACTCCTGCACATCCACATCACGAGAGAAGGCGTAGGCGGCGCGCGCTTGCGGTTCTGTGGCCGCTCCCCATTCCATAGCCGACGATGAGAATCCTTCAGTTGGGATTCCGGTCATGCGCTCCACAATGAGCTGCGCCATGACGTTTTCACGTGATGCAGACCAGCCTGATTTTGTCCTGGCGATTGCAAGGTGGACCTGACTTGCGCCAAGCCACCCGCAGCGCATCTGCCGCCATTCTGGGGTTCCCTGTTCAGGCAGCATCTTGATTCATCCTTTCCTGCTTCTTCAGCAACATGGCATGCGCCGTTGCGTATACCCGTTTCGGGAGCGCATCGACCGACTGCGCGTCTTTGCATACGGCCAGAAGAAACTTTTTCACGTCGGTCTGTGTGGCTTCAATCAAGTTCTTGAGTGTTGCCGACTGCTCTTCAGATACGATCAGCGCATCAGAAGCGGGTGATTCCGTTGGCAGGTCTTCGCCGGCATAGATGTAGTGGCCGAGACCAAACATTGCGAGACACTTGGTCAGGCATCGCATGCGTGACGAATTGATCTGGAACGCATCGGGGTGCTGGATCGGCTTGTTCCGGTGATCCATGACGGGCAGCCACATACAGCGAACCAGCGTCTTATCGCCGTCGCGCACCGTCACCTTGACCCAGATTTGCGTCGTGCCATCTTGGCGCACTTCCTCTTCCATGAAATCGAACTCAGATTCGGGGAAGTGTTCCATAAGGATTCCCCATGCCCACGCCCACGAGAGGTATGACAGTCCGGCTTTCTTTTCGACGTGGGCAGAACAGTCGACCTTTGAAAGCGTGTTCCATACCCGGCCAGCGAATGATTCAGACATGATTACTCCTGATCTTTTTCAATTGGTTGTGAGCGTCCGCAGCGAATGCGAACAAGTCCGCAAACCGCTCATCGTCGTATTTCGTCATCCGCGCCAGTGCTGACATTGCTTTCCGCTGCGCTTCGATGCAGGCGTCAAGGTCAGCCGGATACGAATCAACGCGATCCGTGAGCAGGGGCGGGAAGCTGTGGCGCTTCCAAGGCAAGCTGCGGGGGAAAGTGACTACGTTGTTCATTCTCCAATCTCCCGAATTGCGGCCCGCAACAATTCCATTTGCCCCAGAACAAGATGAATCGGGGCAAAAGGGTTAGCCATCACAACGGCATCAGGTATGGCATCCGCCGCTCTCTGGAAAGATGAGTAATAGCCGCGATCCTCCCATCGGTACTCGCCAGCGCGAGACGTCTTCCCCTTCGTCAGATGGCTTTCTTGGATCTGGACCCGCTGCTGTATCACGTAGTTGCGGGGAATCGTTGTGATTCTCCAGTCGTCGCCTATCAATACGTTCATTCATCTTCCCTCATCCACGCCATTGACCGACGCTCATCAGCATCGGACTGGCACTCATCGCACAGCTCGTCGCGTTCCTGCTTTACCTTCCAGTCGCAGGGATCGCATTCGTACACAACCTGCCCGCATGAGCAGAGGACAAGCGCGAGGACTTTGCCGCTTCTCGTGGTGTACGTTTCCATCAGCAATCCCTCCCGTCTGCAGCCAGACGCCTGATGTCGGCAGTGATGTTCTTCACCGTGTGAATAAGATCGACCTGCGGTTTGCTGCGCGTCGCCCATTCGATGGTGTCTTTGGTGGCTTGCTTGTAGCCATCGCGATCACCCATCCCATACGCCTGCCGACACGCGGCTTCGACGTACTGGATAACGTTCTCGTGGATGCACATGGCCTTGAGGTCGCGGCGAATCGTGGGGAGCGTGACAGAGGTATAGGTTTCGAGGTTCATGCCATTGCTCCGATCACTACACAGACGCCGATCAGCGCCATGCCGATCAGCAACCAGATTCCGTCGCGCTCTTCACGCCATCCCTCGCGGTAGTCGTGCTCCTGCCGCTGAAATTCCCTGTGAATTCCCTTGTAGTCCTTCATGCTTCCTCCACTCCGGTTACGTCGTGATCCCACTCGTTTCCGGTGAGTGCGAATTCTTCGGCTTCCTTTTCGCTCTCGGCATAGACCGTGTAAACGACAGTGACCTTGTATTCAGTCTGTCCGGGTTCGCCGTAGAAAGCCTTTTCGATCATCGCGTCAGTGACGCCGGCTGGAAGATTGCTCATGTCTGTCTCCGCTGTTGATGAAATGACGATAGCAAGAGCAAAAAGGGCTTGCAAGCATTTAATTAACTAATTATTGTGATGCCATCCTGCAAACAAGGAATAACGGATGAATCACGCAGAGAAGTGCATAGAGAGGGCTGGTGGTGTGGAGGCGGTTGCATCCGCATTCAATCCGCCGATAACGATCAACGCTGTTTACGCATGGCAACGGAACGGTTACATCCCGCTGGATCGGGTGAGAGTTGTTGCGAAGCTCTCGGGCTTCACGCCTGAATACGTAGCGAGGAGGGAGATACCGTGACCAAAACCGAAGCAATCGACGCCGTTGAAGTGGGCAATGCCGAATGGATCGAGCGGGCTGAGAAGCTGGCGCTGATGTGGTTGAGGAAGACCGGCGAAGGGGCCATTACATCCGATGACATTTGGCGGGTTGTGAAACATGCCGGCATCCCTCGCGAACCTCGCGCAATGGGCGCACTAATGCGCAGGCTTCAGCGTAGTGGTGTGATTGCGCCGATGAACGTCTGGACTCCATCAACCCGCCGCGAGTGCCACAGCAGGCCGGTCAGGTGGTGGAGGGTTGTTGTATGAATTACGAAGCATTTGTGGAAGGCAAGGCAAGACGAGAAGTAGCAACGGGTCACGAGCCAAGCGCGCTTCCCGATGCCATGTTTGATTTCCAATCCGTAATCGCATCATGGGCTATTCGCCGTGGTCGAGCTGCGATTTTCGCAGATACCGGACTCGGCAAAACACTGATGCAGCTCGCATGGGCGCAGGACGTGGCAAGCCATACCGATGGCATCGTGTTGATTCTCGCGCCATTGGCAGTATCAGAGCAGACCATCGAACAGGGGCAGACTTTCGGGATTGATGTCAGGCGCGTTCCGCATGGGCAGACGCCAAGCGATCCGGGCGTGTGGATCACGAACTACGAACGGATGGACGCCATAGACTTTGAAAGTTTGCACGGGCTTGTCCTGGATGAGTCAAGCATCCTCAAGAGCCATGACGGGAAGACCCGGACAAAGATCATTGATGTTGCGCAGGGCATCCCATACAGGCTTTCCTGTACCGCCACGCCATCGCCGAATGACTTTGAAGAACTGGGCAATCAGTGTGAATTCCTTGGCGTTATGTCTCGCACCGAAATGCTCGCGACGTACTTCGTCAATGATACCGGCGACACTGGAACATGGCGGCTGAAAAAATATGGCCGGGTGAAGTTCTGGGAATGGATGGGCACATGGGCTGTAGTGCTTCGCAATCCGTCAGACATCGGATTTAACGGCGATCAGTACATTCTCCCGCCTTTGGAATACTTCGAGCACGTTGTGGAATCTCGTGTTCTCGGGGATCTGTTCGCAAAACAGGCCGGCACACTTCAAGAGCGCAGACAAGTCCAGCGGGATTCAATCGAGGATCGGTGCAGGAAAGTCGCGGAGATTGTCGCGAAAGAACCTGATGAGCCGTGGTTGATCTGGTGCCATCTGAACGATGAGGCCGAAATGCTCGCATCACTGATACCTGGCGCTGTGAATGTTCAGGGATCGGATACACCAGAGTTTAAGGTTGCGGCTACGCGGTGGTTTGTCGGGGCTGATTCATTGCGAAGCACGGAGTTTAGCGATAAACTTACTCCATCTCAAATGGAGCTGCTGGGATGGACGCAAAGAAAGAAAAACGACGCGCCTACATGCGCGAATACTACAAAAACAACAAAGGGAAATTCAGGCCAAGAACGCCAGAGAAAAGAGCCGAGTACAACGCTAACAGGCGTAAAAAGTACGCAACTGATGAGGGCACACGCCAAAAATACATATCCGCCGCAAAACAGTGGTCCGCAGCAAATCCAGAAAAACGCAAAACCCAGCGAGTCAAAAGGTACGGGCTTGACGCCGACGGATACAACACAATTTTTGAGCAGCAAGGCGGGAGGTGTGCAATCTGCGGATCAACTGATTGTGGAGATAGCAGAGGAGGAAGATTCCACGTTGACCACTGCCATTCAACAGGGGTTACACGAGGAATCTTGTGTGCAAATTGCAATCTCGGGCTCGGGAAATTCAAGGATTCAATCTCATCACTTGAACGAGCCATTGAATACCTCAAGGCGCGCGCCGGTTCTGATTAGCAAAGCGCGCATGTTCGGGTATGGGTTGAATTTCCAGCACTGCGCACGCATGGCATTTGTCGGGCTGGATGACAGTTTCGAGAAGTTCTATCAGGCCGTCAGGCGGTGTTACCGCTTCGGGCAGAAGCGAAGCGTGCAGGTTCATGTTGTCATTGCCGAGTCCGAGGGGATGATTCTGCGCAACCTGAAGCGCAAAGAGACCCAGCACCATGAAATGAGCGCATCAATGATCGATCACATGAGGGGAATCATGGACAAAGAACTGAGGGGCACAACCATCGTGACGAACGAGTACGAGGAGGACGTTTACGAAACGCCGAACTACACGGTCTATCTCGGGGACTGCGTAAAGCAATCCAGACACATCCCGGATGAGTCGGTTGATTACAGCGTGTTTTCCCCGCCGTTCGCTGATTTGTTTGTCTACTCAAATTCAGATTACGACATGGGCAATTGTTCAGATGATGCGGAATTCGCGGCGCAGATGAAGTTCCTGATTGCCGAATTGTTCCGAGTCATGAAGCCCGGCAGGAATGTTTCATTCCATTGCATGAATCTTCCGACCACAAAAATGCGGCAGGGATTCATTGGTCTGCGAGACTTTCGAGGGGATCTGATCCGCGCATTTCAGGACGCGGGGTTTATCTATCACTCAGAAGTCTGCATCTGGAAAGACCCGGTGACTGCGATGCAGCGGACAAAGGCGCTCGGACTGCTCCACAAGACCATCCGCGAGAATGCCACCATGACGCGCATGGGTCTGCCTGATTACGTGGTGACGATGCGCAAGCCTGGCGAAGTTCAGGATCGCGTTAAACACGGCGACGACCTCCCCGTTGCGCTGTGGCAGCAGTACGCATCGCCGGTATGGATGGACATCAACCAGTCGCGGACCTTGAACAAACTGCCGGCAAGGTCGGAAAACGATGAGAAGCATATGTGTCCGCTTCAGCTTGACGTGATCGAGCGGTGCATTCATCTGTGGACCAGCCCGAATGATCTGGTGTTCAGTCCGTTTACTGGCATCGGATCGGAAGGTTACTGCGCGGTGAAGATGGGGCGGCGTTTTGTTGGGATCGAGTTGAAGCGCCAGTATTGGGAGCTTGCAATCGAGAACATCAACGACGCGGCGAACACTGAGCAAATGGACCTCTTCGCATGATCGACCTCCCGCAAAGAGACGGCACTACATACACCATCGACCAGATGATGATTGATACCTGGCAGCGGTCATCCGCGTTCAGCAACATCAGCGTCAAGGTCGAAGTTGAAAAAATGGCGCAGTGGCTTGAGGCCAATCCGAAGCGGCGCAAAGTCAACACGCACGCCTTTGTCATCAACTGGCTTACGAAAGCGTCTGAAAACGCACCCAGAACTGCGCACACGTCATTCAGGGATCGCGTACAGGCTGAACACAGGGAGGAGATGCGTAAGCCCGTAGCGCGTCCTGAAGTGGCGCGACTGGCACTTGACGAGGCTTTCAGAATTCTCGGGATCAAAAAAAATGCGCCGGGTTGATTTTTCAATCGCTCCGGCGCATCCTTTGTCGTGCTGCGGGTTGACAGACCCTAGGCGCCCACTAGGAAAGGTTAGTAAGCACTTACACACGGTGCCGAAATCATCCCAGAAAGCTCCTTACTCTGCAACCCGGCAAAAAGCCCCCGAGATCGGGACCGCCGAGGCTCAATCTGCCCTCTCAGCACAAGCGATAATCCGGGCAATGTCCTTCCCCCTTCTGACAGCCCGGTGCCAAATGGCGATGCCTTGGGTCCGTGCGACTCAGGGGCTACAGCTTGCTGTGGCAGGGCACCTATCTTGTAAGGCCAATGGATACTCCAAAGGCATAGAGAAGGGGGTTGGTATGTCTGGAGGGAAATCATGACAAAAAAACTCGACGCCAGCGAAAACGAGATCGAGATGGCAATCCTCGCGATCTATCCATCCGATCAGGTGGGGATAAAACTGGTACAGCCTTGGTACGACGCAGAGACATCAACGCGGATCGCGACGTTAAATGCGTGGATTGACCTGCTGAACAAAATCAAGGCGGCGACCGAATACGAAGCGGAGATGATGAAATGAGGCTTTTGCAATTTATCTCGAAGGATGCGAAAACCGCCCTATCGGCAGTGGCGGACACACAGAAAACCCTTAAGGGGATGCGCCTACTGCGGAGCATCGTTGAAGACGTGGGCGATAAATATGGCCTGACAGTGCAGCAAGTCTGTGGGCGTAAGCGCGGGAAAAGCTACGTTGATTGCCGGGCAGAGATTGCCATCAAATTGCGCAAGAGCGGCTACACATACCCGGAGATCGCCGAAGCCCTCGACCGCGATACCTCATCCATACAGCATCTAGTCAAGAGGCGCAAACGTGCAGAGACATCTACCGACACAAGCGGCGCGTGAAGAGATTGCGCGGGATATGGCCGAATACCTCAAGCGCGGGGGCAAGATTAAATCCTGCACGAGTGATGACAACGCATTTCAGGAGCAATACACCCTGTCCGGCACATGGCTCCGGCACAAAACCCCTCGCGGGCCTGAGCCGATGGCGATTCACCGATCCAGCAAATACCCGTGGCATATCGAGGTTGGCAAATCATTCTGGGTGCCCGGCAGAGAGCCAAAATTCATGACGGACAAGGCCCGAGAGCAGCACAGGCGGCATGCGCGGGTCTACGAGTGCAGAAGCGAGAACGGCGGAACACGGGTGACGAGGGTCAAATGACTGAAAACCGGCACGTAATCGACATTTTGGTGCGACATGGGCTGTCTGCTGGCACAGCAGCATTCATTGCTGAAATTCCGAAAGGCGGTGAGTTTAGTTCGAGCGGCATGCATGCTTCGGAATTTGCAATGTTGCGCGAAATACCAGACCGCGAGTATTCAATCCGCGAGGGCGCTGTGAGTTCAGGCGCGTCATCAGGAATGCACTCCTACGGCGTAATCGTGAGGCGCGTTAGATGAACCTCGACGCAGTGCCCAACGTGAAACACCCCGTAAAGTCTCGCGGACAAGAGGCACTACGACTGCAACTGATGGCGCTGAAAATTCCACACGAGATGGAATACCGATTCGATAAGGTGAGGCGCTGGCGATTTGATTTCGCGATACCGGAAAAGCGGATCGCGATTGAAGTAGAGGGCGGCACCTGGACAAACGGGCGACATAACAGGGGATCGGGAATGGCAAAAGACTTGGAGAAATACGACGCCGCAATGCGGCAGGGCTGGAGCGTATACCGGTGCAGCACCGAGATGGCGACCAGCGGGCATGCAATCGAAACGATTCAGATCATGCTGGGACTGAAATGATCGCACAGGCCATCGCAGCACAATTCCGCTGGCAGTCGCTCCCAATGCTGCAGACGCCGGTTTATCGCGATCCTTACAGCCCACGAGGCGGACGGCCACGCGCACACACACTGACCGACGCCGAGTGCATCCAGCTCATGATGTACTACGCCTATAGTCAGATTCTCGGAAACGGCATCAACTGGCGGATGATCTCAGATCACCTGAGCGTCGAGAAAAACAACCTCAGGCTCATCTGCATGCGGGCAGTCCATGCCATGCAGACCCGTGGAGAGGGCCAGCAACGGGCAAAGCGGCTCGGTGTGCTGACGATGGCGCAGCGGGATGACATCGCGAAAATCTGGATATTGCGCCATGCCATGAGCGGGCGGATGGGGGTCAATTGGCCGGAGATTCAACAAACGATTCTATCGACCACGGGCGCAAGCGCATCGGCTCCGTTTCGGATTGCGCAGTTCATTCGGGAGCATGCGAAGGCTCGTGGGTACTCGGTGGAGGCGGTCAAGCGATGAACAAGGCCATTTATGCCCTCTGTGCCATCGCATACGCCGCGATCCACGCGTGGGCATGGCATGGTGGCGGTGGTAGTGCAGAAGCCCGCCAAGCGCCTCCTATTGCGCCTCAGATGGACATAAGGCAAAAGGTCAAAAAGGTCAGCACCACGCGCGCGGTCGTCAATGAGCCGATCAAAACTGATTGGGAGCAATGGGGATGACATGGATAATCAGCAGGGCACTTTGCGAGAGCTTGCGCTTTTCGCCGGAGCGGGAGGGGGAATCCTCGGCGGGATACTCTCAGGATGGCGGACAGTCTGCGCCGTCGAAATCAACCCCTATGCCGCAGGCGTACTTGTCGCCAGACAAAACGACGGCATCCTTGCGCCTTTTCCTATATGGGATGACATCAGAACTTTTGACGGCAAGCTGTGGCGAGGAATTGTTGACGTTGTATCGGGCGGGTTTCCTTGTCAGGACATCAGTTCTGCCGGAAGAGGAGCCGGAATCGAAGGAGAGAAATCAGGACTGTGGAAAGAAATGGCCCGGATTATTGGCGAGGTACGACCACGCTACGTCTACGTGGAAAACAGCCCAGTTCTCACTTCTCGGGGACTCGGAGCCGTACTCGGAGACTTGGCCGCGATGGGGTATGACGCGCAATGGGGGGTTGTATCTGCAGCCGATACCGGCGCGCCTCATCTGCGCCAGAGAATCTGGATCAGGGCCGTTAATGGCAACACCAACGGCAACAGCGAATCAGTTATCACCCAGCATGATGAAACACCCTGGATGTCGAGCGTGGTGGCCGACTCCGCAAGCATCGGACAATCGAGATCGGGGGAACCTCTCATCGCCATGCATCGCAAGACGCAAGCAGAAGGGCAAGCAAATCATGTTGAGCCAGTCGGTTTCTATGGAAAATGGCCGGCTGAACCCGACGTGGGTCGAGTGGTTGATGAATTGGCCCTTAGGCTGGACTTCGCTGGAGCCGATGAAAAGTGAAAATTGGGAATACTGGAAGGAAAGCAGCGCAACGTACATTCAAAGTAACGGAATGCGTGAAATGTGGTTCGACAGAGACCCTTCAACGCCATCACAAGGACAGGAATCCGCTGAACAATACGCCAAACAACGTAGAGATTCTGTGCCAAATTTGCCACACAGCGGAGCATATGACGGACGGAACATGGGGATCGGGGAAAGTGGGCCCGGCGATCTGCAAAGTTTGCAGCTCAACGTTTCAGCCGGTCAGAACGAGACGTGCTTCGATATGCAGCAAAGGATGCCTATTGGAATGGGGGCGGATCAACGCTGCAAAACGATGGGATACACCCCGCGCGTTATAACTGGATTGATAGCTAGGGCGGACCGACTTACAGCCATTGGCAATGGACAAGTTCCGCGAGTGGCTGCGACAGCATGGGAAATGCTGAGTTGAACCCCGAAAAACTCGCCAAACTCACTCCCCACGGCGTGACAGACCTCATCGGCAAGGAAACCTCGCTCAATGTTGTGTCCGTCAGCGGTGGCAAAGATTCTACTGCAACACTGCTGCTCGCCATTGAACGCGACGTGCCGAATCTCAGGGCTGTCTTTGCCGATACAGGGAATGAGCATCCGGCGACATATGAGTACGTCGATTATCTAGAGCAGGCTGTTGGCGTCCCAATCCGCAGAGTGAGGGCGTCATTTAAAGCGCAGATTGCGAAAAAGCGTGAGTGGATTGTGGCCCGCTGGGCAAAGGATGGAGTGCCGCAGAATTGCATCGACCGCGCCCTTGAGCTGCTTGTACCGACCGGAAACCCTTTTTTGGATTTGTGTCTTTGGAAAGGTCGGTTTCCGAGTGTAAAGGGGAGATTCTGTACCGATGAGCTGAAAGTCTCCCCCATTTTGGAGCAGATTTTCATCCCCGCGATCAAAGACGGATATCAGGTCATCTCGTGGCAAGGTGTGCGAGCCGATGAATCTGCCAGTCGGTCCAAACTGCCGGAGTCCGATGTTGGCGATCTTGGCGAGATCAATTACAGGCCTATCCTGCGGTGGGCTGCAGAGAATTGTTTCGAGATGCACCGCAAGCATGGGGTCAAATGGAATCCGCTGTATGAGCAAGGCATGAGTCGAGTGGGCTGTATGCCCTGCATCATGGCGCGCAAGGGCGAACTGGCCGAAATCCAGCGACGATTCCCGGAGGAGTTAGACCGCGTCGAGCAATGGGAGTGGTTGGTGTCTGAGGTAAGCAAGAGAGGATCGCCAACATTTCTCGATGGTCGAATTCCAGCGGCATTGCTCGATGACGAAAACATCCACTACAGCACGCATGGCATGGGCTACATGCGCGAGTGGGCTTTAACGTCGCGTGGCGGGAGGCAGACCGATATTTTCGCCGATGACACTCCCATGTGCCTGTCCAGTTACGGGCTTTGCGAATGAACCCCGAAAAACTCGCCAAACTTACCCCCCACGGCGTAGACCCTGGCAAAGCTCCGGGCCGTGGAACGCCCGAGATCACCGCGCAGGACATTGCAGCGGCGATGGGTATGGCGAGGCTGTCGGAGCTTGAGTACCAGATACTTCTTGTTAAGTATGCGGGTCACGGTCGATTTATGATCCTCTTTGCCACAATCTGGGATTGGGTGTTGCACCAAAATTCGTGGAAAGAACCGAAAAAACGAAATCTTCAGATGTGCGCAGAGATCACGATGGCCGCCACATCTCGTTTTATGGGCAAGGATCGCTGCGAGGTATGCGAGGGCACAGGGGAGGACTGGTCAGTCGCACCGCCCATAACCTGCAAAGCATGTCACGGTCATGGCACAGTGCCGGACACGGGCAGGTTCGAGGGCGTGTGGCAGAGCAGGTACAGGATGCTGATCGCGATGCTTGAGGACGCAGAGGAGCGGGCATTGCGAAGGGTGAAGGCGTGATGCTGCTCGCAATCGAAAAACAGACTGAGGAGGTAATGCGATGAACCGCGAGGATTACCCCAAGCTGCAGGCGCACGCACGCATCGGGAATGTGATATTTGCTCCGGGCGTGTCGGAAAGAACCGTTGTCGAATACGCAATGGCTGCGGGAAGAGCAAATATGGAAGGATACAGATGGCTAAAATCATTCTATTCACAGGGATCACGTCATTAGACTTGCCCCCTGATCGTGTCTTGGAGCAGGCCATCGGGCAGCTCGAAGGCGTTGTCATCATGGGTTTCGACAAGGATGGTGGTGAGTATTTCGCATCATCCTATGCAGACGGAGGGACTGTTATCTGGCTTGCTGAGAGAATGAAAAGAGCGCTGCTTAATGTGGCGGCGGACTAAGCGTGGAGGCTTGACTCCCCTCCCGAAATCTGTATATTGACAAATCTAAGGGGACGTGTCTCCGCGGTTCCCTTGGCCGGTAGCGTAGCCATTGGGCGCTACAGGTAGCTGGTCCACCGTAGGTAGTGGGTAGCCAGTAAACGTGTCAAGTCCAACTTGGCATGATCAAGTCCGCAATGGCCGGCATCCGGGGACGCTCGGAGTATATGCAGGTGCGAGTCACCTGCTCACAGAACCCGCCGAAGCGGGTTTTGTCTTTTCTGTCCCCTGAAAATATCCAAGTGCGCATTATTCCATCCAGATACATGCGCCAAATTCATACCACCCGCCCAATCCATAACGGAAAGGAATACAACGAAAACTGCCGGGCTATCGTCGCGGCTGAGGACTCGCTATGGAAATACTAGACCCAGCGATGTCAGTCGTGGAACGGTGGGGAATTGTCGGCGTGCTCGCACTGGTGATCGCGGGGCTGATCATGACTGTGGTCAGGCTGGACGGACGCAACCAAAATCTCGTGGACCGGCACCTGGACGACAAGGTGAAGCAAATCGAGGGGGCAACAACTACCAACAACTTGCTCGGTCAGATACTCAAGCTGGTCGAGAGGATGGACAGATGAAGTGGCTCGACACGTTAATCAGTCCGTTTCGCGCGCCCAACGGCATCCACGATGAACGACTGGACAAACTCGAAGCGGAGTTGAGGGTGCACGAAGAGCGTCGAGACAAATCAATCAGGCAGATAGCCGCAGCAATAGCGCGGATCGAAAAAAGCGAGGCACAAGGAGAGGGCAAGCGTGCATGAAATTCTGTTGTCATGTGTCCTCGTGACTCAGGCTGTAATCCTGCTGGTCTCGTGGCTCAAGTACATGCACCAGCGGATGATTGATGAGCGCATCGGGCGGATGGAGCGCATTCTGGACATTGCCGAATCTGTCCTGTTCAACCAGCGGCGGTTCCTCCCGATGATGACTGCGATGGCCGACATGCACGAGGCGGTGTGTGGTCATTCGCAACTCTCTCAAGACCTGCGGAGTGAGGCGGTGGTGAAGGATTGGGCAGACGATGTGGACCGTTGAGCGGTTCGCGTACCTCCCACAGTGTGTGCTCGGCGAGTTGTTCATCCCTGATTGCCCGCGTATCTGGACAATCGAACGCCCGTGGCGTGACAACATCAAACAGCAGTCCTGCATCCCTGAAGGTGAATACGGACTTAAAGTACATACCGGACGGATTCAGCCGGCCATCCTGATCGACGGCGTACCGAATCGAACGGCGATCCTTTTTCACTCGGCGAACTACGCATCTGAACTCATGGGCTGCATCGCTCCAGGATTGCACTGGAGGACCGGCGAGCCTCCAGCAGTCCTTAACAGCAAGGCCGCAATGGCAACGCTCATGGAACGATTCAAGGCCGATAACGAGCGCGGTGTTTTGCGGATCACGACGAAGAGATCGTTGGTTGGGGGGAGCATGAAACTATTCATCGACTGCGAGTGGAACAGTTATCGGGGCGAACTGATTTCCATCGCTCTGGTGCCGCTGAAGGATGATAGGCCGGCGTTCTACGGCGCGATTCCTCCCCCGGAGAATCTTGACCCTTGGGCGGCTGAAAACGTGATGCCGGTCATTGGCGAGCCGACGGCATTCTCGGGCGAGGTCGAATTGGGGGCCAATGTTGCCCGCTATCTACAGCAGTTCCGAAAAGCACACATCATCGCCGATTGGCCCGAAGACATTGAACGGTTCTGTCGGCTGTTGATATGCGGGCCGGGTGAAAGATTCGACACACCGCCGCTCACGATGGAAGTGCTGCGAATCGACGCGAAGAGCAAAACACCGCACAACGCATTGGCCGATGCCGTGGCGTTGCGTGACGCCTACAAAACATCGCTTTAGCCCCGGACGGCACTGAACACCCCTCCTCCCCTTCGCCGTCCGTGGGCTTTTTATCACTGGAGACTGAAATGGGCGCAATCCTCGACTTCCTGAAAGAGCGCATCACCGAAAAGAGCACGTGGGCTGGACTCATCGTGCTGATCCTCGGCATTGTTGGCATCGAGGCCACTGCGGTACAGACCGAGACAATGGCCGGTGCAATCACTGCGCTGCTGGGCGTGATCCTCGGGCTGCTCCCCGAGAAAAAATGATCGAGCTGGCGCTTGTTGTCGTCATCCTCGGGTGCTTCGTAGGCGCTGTTGTCTGGCTGATGAACTGGTCCGGCAAAGCAGGCCAGAACAGAGAGATTGTCGATCAGCAGAAGCGTGATATTCAGGAGCTTCAGGAGGTTAACGAGAATGCACGCAGGCGTGAAGACCTTGAGCGCAGCATTCCTGTTGATGGCGCTTCTGAGCGGCTGCGCAAAGGACCGTTTGTCCGTGATTGACACATTCTGCAACGAATACGAGCCGATCATGGTGAGCCGGCTAGACGTGCTGACTGACGAAACAGCGAAGCAGATTGAAGTTCAGAATTGGTGGTGGGATCAGAAGTGCAACGGCGGCAAATTGACGGAGAGCATGCGTGGCGGAAAGTAACAAGGGCGCGATAGCTGCGGTGTTCGCTGCCGGTCTGGCTGCTGGCGGTGGCGGAACAGGTGTAGTCCAGCAACAGGAGATTGACGCAGCAAACCAACGCGCCGATGCCGCTGTTGCCATCGTTGACCAGCTCGATACCCACATGCCGACGATCAAGACCTACATCAGCAACGCCGCTGAGATGACCGTCACTGATGTCCTGGACGACAAGCTGCCGAAGGTTCGCGCTGATCAACTGCGCATGGTCGCAGACGACATTGATGCGGACATTACTACAGGCGAGAACGTCCCGTTGCGTGATCTGGCTGGAGCAGTTGCGGGCAAGCTGGAATCGAACTGGATGGATTGGTACTCGACGACATTTGGCAAGTACCTGCAAGAGCAGGTAGCAACGGGCACAGCCATCGGCAACCTGTCGTATGACCAGCTTGTCAGGCTCAAGGATGTGACCGACTCCATGAGGGCGGTATCCGTACTGCACACGCCGCCTGAGCCAGCGAGCAAGGCAGCAGAGGACGCGCAGACGCTGCAAGCACTCGAAGAAATCGCCGAAGAAGAAGCCGCGCTTTCCCTGCGAGGCAGGAACGATGGTTAAAGTTGCTGCGCTGCTCCTTGGCCTGCTCGTGCTGTGGGCGAATCCGTCGCATGCCGTGGTGATGGCCGCGTGCCCCGATGGCGCGCATTGGTACAACCCTGCTGATGGGGTCGAAACGTGCCCGAACTCGTTTACTATCACAGGGGCCGACGCATCAACGACAAGCGTTACGCTGACGGGCACGGTTGCTGAGAACAGCGGGACGGTTCATTCCGCGATACGCCTGTCATGCACACTTCTGCAATGGCGCAACACCACGGCGGGAATAGGCGCCGAAGCCGCCGTAGACGATACTGACGTGAGCAGTGGCTCGTTTTCGATCAACGTAACCGGCCTGGCAGAGAGCACGACGTACTGCGCACACATCGTGCAATACGCCGAAGACAAGGTGACGGTGCAACAAACAATCCAGTTCACCACGCTGGACAGTACACCATCAGAAGACGGCGACGAGATCACTGGCGGCGATGACTGGTTCTTTTGCCCCGATGGCAACAATGCCAATTCCGGTCTGGCTCACGCGCAGCGCAAGGCGTCGATACCCGCCACTGACACCACGCTCCTGAGCGCAGGTGATGACATGTGGTTGTGTGCGGGAGGGGTTTGGGAAAACTCGCACCACGACATCAACCGGCAGGGGTCGAGCGGAAACTGGAACGAGATCGGCACGTACTACATGGACGGCTCAACGCCGCGCAAGGCGCTTGATGGCATCCTCGGGCCTGAGACCACGCACACCAAGGCGGTCATAAAAGGGGCACTCACGGATGCGTGCTTGACCGCTGGAACGTGTATCTACCCCTCGACGGGGTTTCCGGTAAACGGATACACCTCAATCTACGATGGGTTGTGGATGATGTCCTCGACGGCGGACTACACCTCGATACTTAACGTCGCGTTTTCGCACTTCCAGTACAACAGCTTGACCGCAGCCGGGGACAACACTGAGGGTTCGCTCCACCATTTGATCTTTGATGGGATTGATCTTTATTACGGCGGCACAGGGTCACGGCTCACATTCATCAACGGCGTGACGGACTTTGTAGTGCGCAATGGCGACAGTTACGGCGCGAATTCGTGCGAGTGGATACGCAGGATGGGCACATCGTCCGACACGTCTGCATGCAGCCCCGGCGGCTGGTCTGGCACCGTGCTCACGGTCACGCGCAAATCGGGGCGCGGACTGGTCGAAGGGAACACGTCAAGGCGTGGATTCGGCGAGGGCTACAACTGCTACGCCACCACGCTCGGCAAGATGATTTATCGTCACAATTACGTGGTCAACAGTTGGTCGGGCGGATACTACCTCGACGCGTGCCCGTATTCGGTGATCGAATCCAACATGGCGCTGGGCGGCAACAGTCAGCAGCTCGGGGGCGTTGAAAACACAGGGCCAGCGTTTAGCGGGGTTGGTATAGGGAGCGAGTCAGCAAGTTACCCGAACGGTATTGGTAACGTAGTGCGCAACAATCTGTTTGTCGGCGCACGAATCGGGATCTGGCTGAACATGAACAACGCAGTCGCCGCAGCGGGTGATATTCTCGGCGCGAAGGTGTACGGGAACACTACTATAGGTGCCACGAACCTCGGCAAAGTGGGGGATGAGTGGGAGGTAGCCGTCTCGGAGGTCTCGGCTAATGTCGATGAGGCTCCCTTCGTAAATAACGCCCATTGGAACGACGACGAGACAACCGATAACTGCAATTCGACAAGCGCAATGGACCCGCTCGATAACCACTGGTCGCACAATCCGGCGGACAGTGATTGCGATGGCACTGGAGACACGTATGGCTCTCTCGGCCTGACGCTCTCGACGTATTCGAGTTGGGGGGCTCTTGCGAATGTCACGGGCGACCATCCGATGACGTGGCCGACATGGGCGCAAGCCACGCCTGCTGGGGGCAGCGCGTTGATTGGCAGCGGCACTGCGTTGACCTCTACCATCTTGGACAAAGACACCTACGGCTTCGCATGGGAGCAGATTGCCGAAGTGCTCGATGGCTCACTGACTGAGGCCGAGTGGGAGTGTGCGCTGTGTGTTGATGCAGAGGGCACGACTCGCGCTAACCCGCCCAGCAAAGGGGCGATTGAGTGACCATCCCAACTCCAGACTTCCAGGCCGATGTAAACACCCGTGGCCGCACTGACGACACGTTCTACGATCACGTCAACGATGCGGTCATGTCGGCAACAGGATCACCGACTGTCGCAGGCTCGGGCAATGACCAGTACCTGACATTCAACGGCAGTTCGCAGTATGTGCAGACTTCGATGCCGGCCAGCCTATCGGCCACGTTCGCGGATTCTCAGTACACGATTTCTGCACGGGTAAAATCTACGGGTGCGATAGCAGCGTATTCGCACATATTCGGCTTCAACAACGCCACAGATTCGCGCCGCGTAAACATTCTGTTTGATAACACAGCGGGGTATGCGCTCGCAGGGTTTGACACGCCCAGCGGGACGGATGTTTTCCTGAACTCGACCACACAGATTGACGACACGAATTTCCACGTAGTCACGATGCGCGCAGACGGCACTGACCTTTCTCTGTGGGTTGATGGTACTGAGGTCGACACCGATACGACCACACGCGGCACGATGGGGACGCTGAACGAGCTGTGTATTGCCCGGCGTGGCGGCACGGGCGACAACTGGCATCTCGCAGGTTCGGTGCAATGGGTTGCCGTGTGGGAATCGGCGCTCACTGATGCGCAGATCGGCGAACTGGATGACTTGTCGAATCCGTTTGCGTTAACAATTTCCGTCGATGATTCGACCATTGATCCGCACCCCGACACAGTGGTAACGATCACGAAGTCTGCTGTGTGGAACGGCACTGTTTCGGCGACGATTGAAGGATCAACGATCACGCTGACCGACATCGACACGACGCACAAGTCATTTACTCTTGATATTGACGACCTCTTGCCGGGCGGCGATTGGAATGCGATTAGACCTGTAACGGACGCAACACTTGCGGTTACTGATTCGGATGGCACATTTACGACCGAAGTGCAGATCGTGTTCTCGCCATCTGTCGCGGAGGACTACGTAAACAGTCCGGGCGTGAACGTCGGCACGTATCTCGCAGTGCCCGGCGCTGTGACGGGCGATCCACATTTTGCGTTCTGGCATATCGGCGGCGGAGTTCGCGACAAGACAATCAGCGGCACGACGGATGCGGGTACGGGTTATTTCGCGCCAATCACCCTGCCATCACAAGGCCGGCTGATTGCGTATGACGTGTCGGCGGGGGCATGGCTGGCTGCTGTTGATACGGAGCTATTTCAGCAGCCTGCGAGCGCCGAAGGGGGCAAGAAGGGTTACACCCTTTCCATAAAAATTTCGATTTCTTTGTGAGGCAGCATGAGTAACGAAGTACAAACCGAACCTGGTGGTAACGCTGAAGCGGTAACGCCAAGTGACGAGACAGAGATATACTCCAGAGGGATTTACGTCGGGACCGGTGGCGATATTGCCGTTGAAATGCTTGAGAACGCAGAGACGGTAACGTTTGTGTCGGTCGCTGCTGGGACGCTGCTGCCGATCAAGGTGAGCAAAGTTCTCGAAACCGGCACCACGGCAGAAGACATCTTACGCATATGGTGATGCAGCGTCTGTACGAAACCCCGGAGCAGTTGTATCGGGACGCGATGAAATACTTCGATGAGGAAGACCAGCCGACAATGGCCGGTCTCCAGTCGTTTCTATGCATGACGCGGGCGAAGTGGCACGCCTACAAGCTCAACGAAGAGTTTTCCGAAGTCGTACAGCAGATCAATCAGGAAATGGAATCCCGAATCGAAGCGATGCTGCTGTATTCAAAGAACCAGACGGGCTCGATCTTCTGGTTGAAGAATCACGCGCAATGGCGAGACACGCAACACACTGAAAACGTCAATCATCATCGCGTGGTTATCTCGGATACGCCGATGGACGAGGATGAATGGCAGAGGCAGAACAGCTAGAGACGCTGCTGTGGGCTCCGCAGAAGGGGCCACAAAAGGCGCTGATTGATTGCCCTGTTCCTGAGATTTTCTATGGTGGGGCGCGTGGTGGTGGCAAGACCGATGGCGTTATCGGCAAGTACGCACTCAAAGAGCAGCGGTACAAGAACCGATTCAACGCAATCATTTTCCGCAAAGAACTGCCGATGTTGGATGACCTCATCGAGCGGTCGAAAGAGATTTATACCCCACTTGGCGGCAGGTACATCGACTATCGCAAGCATTGGGAAATGCCAAACGGCGGGCGATTGCGATTCCGGCCCCTTGAGCGCGTGTCCGATGCGGACAAGTATCAAGGGCAGGGCATTACTGATGCGTGCGTTGAAGAGGCAGGACAGTTTGCTTCGCCCTCTGCGATAGATCGCCTCAACGGTATCTTGCGGAGTGCGTATGGTGTGCCGACGCAGTTACTCCTGACGGGGAACCCTGGCGGCGCTGGGCAACTCTGGATCAAGCAGCGGTATATCGACCCACATCCTGCGGGCATGAAGATACTGCGCAGGCCGCTACCGAACGGGAAGGAACATCGATATGTGTTCATCCCGTCGAAGCTGCAGAACAACCTGCGGCTGATGAACAGCGATCCGGAATACATCAACCGGCTGTATCTGGTAGGCAACAAAGAGCTGGTCAGGGCGTGGCTTGATGGCGACTGGAGCGCGGTTGAGGGCGCGTTCTTCGATGATTGGTCGCAAGACATGATCATTGATCCGTTCCTGATCCCTGAGCATTGGACGCGGCTTGTATCGTTCGACTGGGGCTATGCAAGGCCATTTTGTGTGCAGTGGTGGGCAGTGGCTTCGGAGTCGGTAAAGCGCAATCACGCACGTATCGAGCAGGGCGCGATGGTGTGTTATCGCGAGTGGTACGGCGCTGCGAAGTCGAGCACGGGCGATACGATTCCGAATACTGGCCTGAAGCTGACAGCGGAGCAGGTGGGCGAGGGCATACGCAATCGCACGGTTGAGCAGATACATGATTGGGTCGCTGATCCTGCGATCTTCAGCGAGGACGGCGGCCCGTCGATATTTGAGCGCATGCAAGTGCCATTCAGGCGTGCTGATAACAAGCGCGTTGGCACCATCGGGCAGATGGGCGGATGGGATGCGATGCGCCAGCGCATGCGGGCGGGGATGTTGTTTTACTTCCACACCTGCGTGGATTCGATCCGGACGATTCCGGTATTGCAGCATGATCAAACACGTACAGAGGACTTGGACACAGATGGCGAGGACCACGCAGCAGACACAACCCGTTACGCCTGTATGGCGCGACCGTGGGTCAGTGATGCGCCAATTGCGCCTGAGAGTGCGTTCAAATTCTCTGAACCGACCCTTGATGAACTTTTCAAGGGCCAGCGGATGGATGACATCAAACTGATATGAACTACGCCGACTGGATCAAAGAGATTGAGAACGAAGACCGCGTTCACAGCAAGTTTCGCGAGAAAGCGAAGCGCGTAGAGAAGCGCTATCGACTGCAGGAAAAGTCGAACTTCAATATCCTCTGGTCGAACGTCGAAATTCAACAGGCTGCGCTGTATTCGCAGACGCCAAAGCCTGATGTTCAGCGACGGCACAAAGAGCCCAACGATACCGCACGACAAGCGGCAGAGATCATGGAGCGGGCGCTGAACTTCTCGATTGATCAGTACGACTTTGATGGTGTCATCAACCCGGCGGTCAACAATCATCTTGTTTCTGGGCTGGGGCAGGTGAAGGTTGTCTATGACGCGGTGACTGAGCCCTTACCAGAAGAGCGGCTTCCCGTCGATACGGTTGCCAATGAAGACGGTGATGAATACTTCCTTGATGGCGAGAAGGTCGAGGCCAACCTTGATGAAGGTGGCGCATTCGTCTTGAGAAGCCCTGGGGAGGCGATCACCCGGCAGGACATATGGACGCGAGTGGTGCCGTGGGAGCGCTTCCTGTGGTCCCCTTCAAAAGACCATGAGGGTGTCTGGTGGCAGGGCGAAATCCTCTACATGACAGAGGAACAGGTGCGGTCGACGTATCTTGTTTCTGACAAGCTCACGATCCCTGTACAGCATGCCGAGAAGGGCGATAAAGACAGCGTGCGCGATACGGAAGGGAAACTCGCCAAAGTCTATGAACTGTGGAACAAGCGGGACCGGAAGCGCTGCGGGCTGATTGTCGGGCTCGATCAGGTGCTCTACTACCGGGCAGGTGATGAGCGCGCGCCGGATGATCCGTACCAGTTGCAGGACTTCTGGCCGTATCCGAAGCCATTGTTTGCAAACGCATCAGCCGGTGAGTGGTGCCCGATTCCTGACTACCTTTACTACCAAGATCAGGCGGCAGAGCTGGAGCGGGTGTCACAGCGTATCAATGCCCTCACCAAGGAACTGAAATGGCGCGGCGTGGCGGATGGTGCGTTTAAAGAGCTGGCCGACCTTGCTGCTTCACCGGATGGAAAGTTTGTCGCGGTTGCCAACTTCGCGGAACGATTCGCAGGGAAGGGCGGACTTGAAACCGTGTTCGCAGAAATGCCGCTGAACGGGCTTGTTCAGGCGCTCAAATTCCTTTACGAAACACGCGACCAGATCAAGCAAACGATCTTCGAGATTACCGGGCTGTCCGACATCGTGCGCGGGGCGACAAACCCCAACGAGACGCTTGGCGCACAGCAGATGAAGGGGCAGTTTGCCAACATCCGCACATCGAAGCGGCAGCGTCAGATTCAGCGGTTCATCAGAGACATTCTGCGCATCAAGGCGGAAATCATCGCGGAGCATTTCGAGCCTGAGCAGCTTTCTATGATGACGGGGATTCAGGTCACGCCAGAAATACAGCAACTGCTGAAATCGGACGTGCTCCGTAATTTCGCCATCGACATCGAAACGGATTCCACGATTCTTGCTGATCAATCTGTCGAGCAGAAGAACAGGGTTGAGGTTGTTCAGGCGATTACGCAGTTGGTGACATCGTGGGCTCCGCTTGCGGCACAAGCACCGCAGATGCTGGAAATCATCAAGGAAACCACTCTGTTCCTGTTGGGCGGATTCAAAGCGGGATCGGCACTTGAAACAACGTTCGCGAAGCTTAGTGACGGTACAACATCCAGCGTTGACAACATGGCTGGAGTCCCGCCTGGGGCCGGTGCCGCACCCCCTGACAACGTTAGCGCTCTTCGACGGTGACGAGATTCTGTGCGTAGTTGGCTTCTTCAACTACGACAAGATCAGCGTTGAGGGGGCGATAGCGTCGGATCGGCCTTGGGGGGATCGGCGATTCATTCGCAAGGTGTTTCACTACGTTTTCAATGAACTTGGCTGCAGGCGGTTCTATGTGCGCGTCGACGCGAGCAATACGCAGGCGCACGAGATGGATTTACGGCTTGGGTTCAGACATGAAGGCACGTTGAGAGAGGCGGCGCAGGATGGTGGTGATGTCCACGTCCTTGCAATGCTGAAGTCAGAGTATTTGGAGAGTAAATGGCATGGGAAAGAAAGCGCCAAAAGCGCCGGCAACGCCTGATCCCGTAGACGCTATTGATGCGCAGGCACGGGTCAATCGGGTTGATACGGTCACGCCGTATGGGTCAACGCGATACATCAGCAATCGACCGCTCGCGACCGGCACAAGCGCTGGCAAGAACGGTGGCGGGTTGAATGGTGGCTATGGGCTGTATGGCATCCCAGCGCCATCTTCTGGCTCCTATGGTGCGCCTATCAACCTCGGCAATGGCGCGTACACGGCTGGGGATGTTCGCCTGTCACCCGTCGAGGGTAATGGGCAGTTTGTTGGTGTGAGCCCTCAAACCTACGCTGATCCGTACTCAGCTGCCGACTACTCGCAGGTGACTCAACTGTCGCCAGAATTGCAGGCGGTGTTCAACAATGCCATTGGCCGCAGCCTGAACAATTCGCAAGTGCCGTTTGAGCAGCGGTTACTTCCCACTGAGCGTTTCAATGTGAATCTCGCATCCCCCGGCGCTCAGGGCGCAGACATCCCGCGCCCAACTGCGGGAACGTTTGCCAATGGCGCACTGGATACGGGGCGCTATGAAGATGCGCTGTTTAAGCGACAGACACGCCTGCTCGAACCTCAGTTGCAGCAGCGGGAAGGTCGGTTGCGTCAGAACCTCGCAGACCGTGGACTGGTTGAAGGCTCTGAGGCGTACACCGAAGCGCTGAACATGGAGATGGATCAGGCAAACCGATTGCGCCAGGACGCGGCGCTGTCATCGGTGCTTGCGGGTCAGGATGTTGCGGAGCGTGACCGGGCGTTTGATTTTGGTGTGTTCACTGATAACAGGAACTTCGGTCAGGACGCATTCCAGCAGGATCGGTTGATGGGCCTACAGGAAGATACGCTGAATCAGCAAGCGTTCCAGGCTGATCGCGATCTTGCACGCACACTCAACAATGATGACTTTGCCCGACGCTTCGACCTCGACAATGCCGACCGCAACTACTTCCTGCAGCGGCAGCAATTGGGTGTGCAATCGGATCAGGCGAAATTCCAGCAGCTCGCATCATTGCTTGGGCTATCACCGGCACAACCGATCACGCCGATTGATGTACAGGGCGCGATCAACAATTCGACCGATGCAGCCTTTGCCAGCTACAACGGCAAACTGAGCAACTATAACCAGCAGCAGCAGCGCATGGCATCGGATGCACAGACGGCAGCGACCATCACAACCATTGCGATGATGATGGCCTCTGACCGACGGCTGAAAACGAATATCCAGCGCATTGGCGAAACGGATCAGGGCCATAACCTGTATTCGTGGGACTGGAAAGACGGCAGCGGTTCGAGCGTGGGCGTGATGGCTGACGAAATGCCGGCGAGCCGGCTGCACATGCGTGCGGATGGATACCTGATGGTGAACTACGCGGGGATCACATGGTAATGCCCTACGATCAGGAGCGCGCCCAACTTGAGCGGCGCATGAGAATTGCGCAATTGCTGGGCGGGCAGGTTGCACAGCAGCCACCCGTTGGCGGGCTGGGTAGTGGGCTTGCGCGTGGCATTGCGCAGGCCATGTCGATGATGCTGCAAGACAAGCAAGGCAAGCGACTGGATGAGCTGGATGCCGGCCAGCGGCAGGCTGATATTGCTGCGTTGCAGGGCATGCAGACGCCTGATATTGCAACGCTAGCAAACATCCGCACACCAGAGATTCAGCAGCTTGCTGCGGCAATGGCTTCGCGCCAGCCACCAAAGCGCCAGATTGTCACAGGCCCGGACGGCAACAGCTACTTCGCGGACACGCAAGAGCCGGTATTGCCGAACGTCAAGCCCGATCCTGCAACCACCGTAACGCCTCGACAAACGTTCGAGCAGAAGCAACAGGAAATCAAACTTCGCGAAATGGAGGCAAATAATCGCCTCATGCTCGGGAAGAGCGCGGATGCCGACCGAGATGCCCGGCTGGAGTTCGATAAGAAAGAAGCAGATCGACAGAGAGGGAAGCTCTCCGCTGCGTCTGAAAAAGCGCTGATCGGCTATCAGGATGCGTATTTCGCTGCAGGGAAAAGCGCGGGCGAACTCGAAACGCTCGCAAGTGAATGGGAGCGCTCAAAACCGACGGCTGGTGTTGCGGGGACGTTTGAAGAATTCGTGAAGCGCATGACGGGCGAACAGAACGGCGACACACTGATCCGCAAGCGGTTCATTGGTGTGCGCAACAGCCAAGTGGTCAAGAACCTGCCCCCCGGCGTTGCATCGGATCGTGATATTCAGATCGCGATGGAAGGCTATCCGACCGATACGACAAACCCCGAAACGATGGCGGCGTTCCTGCGCGGCATGGCGAAACTTGAGCGCTACAACGAGGACTTCAACGACTTTGCCGCTGGGTATGTGGACAAGAACAACGGCACGCGGGGCATGGTCGATGCCTGGAAAGCGCGGTTTGGTCAGTCGGGCAGTGAAGCGGCAGCGCTGGAAAATATGTCTGACGATGATCTTATCAAGGCGCTGCAGTAATGCCGTCCAAACTTGAACTGCTCGCCGAAGCCGACAAGCGCGGATTGCTCACGGGCGAGAAAAAAGCGCTGTTCGATGAAGCTGTGCGCCGTGGCCTTGTAGGCCCGACGAAACTGCCAGTCCCAGACATCAAGGGCGCAAGTGATCGTGCCGTAGCGGGCGTAGCAACGGCTATGCCGGAGCTTGGCAGCTTTAACGATGTGGCGCGCAGATCGGGTGGCAATATCCCCGCAATGGCGGCTCAAGTGCTGTCTAACCCTGCGGTGCGTGTGGGCATGGGCTCGCAGCTCAACGACTACGGCGAGAACCTGCAACGACTTGGGCAACGTGCTGGCGAGATGGTTGGCGTACTCGGCCCGAATGACCGCGCAGTGATGGAGCAGCGGCTATCGGTCGATGATGCTGGCATGAAGGCCATGCGTGACAACCGGGCTGCTGAAACGTATCTGGGCAGGGGCATCACGGATACGGCGGCAATGGCTGCGGTTCCTGCAGGTGTTGGAACAGGCATGACTGTGCGCACGTTATCGGGTGCGTTGATTAATGGCCTTCAATTGGCTGCGGGCACGGGTGAAGGTGAAAGTCCGTGGTCCAACTTCATGATTGGCGCAACGGGCGGGGCGATAGGTCCGGTGCTTGCGCGTGGCGTTGGGGCGGTGGTCAATCGCTTGTCCACGAAGCCCATTCAAGTAATCCAGAACGGCAAGTTCACGCCAGAAGCAATCGATACGCTGGAACGGGCCAAGATTTCACCCGAGCAGTTTCACGACGAAGTGTCGAACAAGCTGCGCGAGTCTGGCGTGACCAAAGAGATGCTGGAGCGGTTCAACCTGTTCCGTGAGATGAACATCCAGCCAACGATGGCAAACATCACTGGCGCAAAGGACGACTGGGTTATCCAGCGAGAACTGCAAAAGCGGTCTGGCAAGGTAACGGAATTCGTCGAGCAGCAGGACATTGCGCTTGGCAAGCACATGGATGCGCTCATCCAGAATGCGGGTGGAAAAGCCACCGATAACATCGACGCCGGCAACCTGGTGGCGCGGACTGTCTTTGATCGGGTCAACGCTGTTGATTCTGCCATTGATGACGCCTACAAAGCCGCCAGAGCGACGGCGAACAAGGACATGCGGGTTAGCGTGCCTCGACTGGCTGCGCGCCTCAGAGCGCTTGCGCCGGAGAATACGGGCACCAAGGGCATGATTGACGCTGTTGTCGGCGATCTTGAGCGGCGCGGGTTGCTGGTCGATATGTCGGCCAAGGGCAGGCGCACGAATGTCGAGCACATCGAAGAAGCCCGTAAGTACATCAACGCACTGATCAGCGATAGCCCGCGTGAACGATCACGGGTTGGTCGGATGCTCAAGGATGCGCTTGATGATGATGTGGCTGCTGCGGTGGGGGATGATGTGTTCGCCCCAGCACGGAAAGCAAAGGCGGAGTTCGAGCGCAGTCTGGAGCGTGTGCGTATGACGCGCAGAGACGCAGGCAAGGACACGCTGCTGGAAATGCTGATCGACAATCGAGGCAACCCCGATCAGATCATTGACCAGATTCAGCGCAAGTCCACGCGCAGTGAGGATGTCGGCCATCTGCGGCGGTTTCTGGAATCTGGAAGCCCTGAGCAGGTTCAATCGGGACAACAGGCGGTGTCTGAAATCAAGTCTGCATTGCTGCGTGACATCTACATCAAAGCGACCGGAACCAGCGGAATCAATGAAACCGGAGCGCCTGTGTTCTCCGGAGTGAAGTTCAAGAAAGCACTGGATGCCATTGGCAATCAGAAACTGACGGCGCTGTTTTCCCCTGAAGAACTGTCGACGCTGGGTAGCCTTGCAAGGCTTGGCGAATTGCGTATCCCACCGGAAATGACAGCGCTCGGGGGTGGTCCTTCAAGTCTTGGCGCAATGGCTGCCGGCGGCAGAGATGTGATGTCACTGATCAATGCGGCGGATCCGCAGACAAACATGCTCATGGATTTGACGAATCGCGCCTTCCGCGTCGTTCAGCAAGGGCGCGCCGAAAAGCGGCTTCTGAACGTGGAGAGCCAATTGCGAAAAGCCACTCCAAGTCGAGTGCCGGCGGACGCGCTCTGAGGATGTCGAAGTCTTGCCACAGCACCCAGACCGCAAACGATGAGATGAGCGCGCCGGCCACGGCGGCTTGCCAGAAGTAGAAACCGAACAGGCCCCATACAGCCCACGTACCCATACACCAGACCACTGCCATAAACAGCAGTGTCAGGAGTTGCTTTGTCCGAAACCAGAGGTATCTGAACAGCCATGCCGTTATACGCATATCGGTGCGCCTGCGGAAATGAACGCCGCGAGTTTAACAGCATCGCCAACCGTCACGCTGGCCCGATCTGTTGCGGGAATGTGATGGAGAAGGTGATCGAAGCGCCACAGATACAGGCGCAGATTCTCGGCGGCGGGAATCTCCATGGCTACAAGTGCCCGATTACCGGGAAGTGGATCACCAGCCGTCGAGAGCGGCGCAACATCATGGCGGAGCACGGCGTAATTGAAGCCGGGGATTCGTCGAACAAGAGCCGGCATCGTGAACAGATGCTGGAAAACACCAACGGAAGCGGAGTCGCTAACTAATGAGTGAAATGCCGGTCAGCTTAGTCGAAAGCCTTGCGCAGCAGTATGACGCGCAACTGGAAAACGATCCTCAGCGCCCTGAAGTCACGCAAGAACCCGAAACCCCCATCGAAGAGCCGGTTCAAGTCGAAGAGCCTGCCCTTTCTGCCCCGCAACATTGGGCAAAGGAGCGGCAGGACATCTTCAGCCGTGCGCCACGCGATCTGCAGCAGGTGTGGCTGGATCGCGAGAAGGAGTTCGACCAGGGGATCACACAGAAATCACAGGAGGCGCGTGAATTCAAAGCGCGTCTTGATCAATTCGAGACGGTAATCAATCCGATCAAGAATGCTCTGCTCTCGCAGGGCATGAATGAGTACCAGTGGATGCAGCAGATGGGGGCGTACACGCTGGCGTTGCAAAACGATCCAGCGGGCGTCATCCGGGCTGTAGCCAACCAGTACGGCGTCGATCTCTCCAATCTCGGGCGAGGCTCTGATGAGTTCATCGATCCGGCGATAAAGGGGCTGAAAGACGAAATCGCCACGCTGAAGCAGCAGCTTTCGCAGACAGCGCAGGCCACCCAAACCCAAACCCTCCAAGCACAGGAGCAGGTCATCAGCAATTTCCGCGAGGCGAAAGACCCTCAAGGGAATGCCATGCACCCGCATTTTGATGCGGTGTCCGATGACATCCTGACGCTGGCGCAGGGATACCGATCACGGGGAGCAGAGATGCCCACCCTCGAAGATCTGTATCAACGCGCTGTCCGGTTGCACCCGGAATTGCAGGAGGGCGACCGCCAGAAGGCAGAGCAGCAGAAGAAGCTGCAAAGCATCGAAGCGGCGAAGCGGGCAAAGGGGGCAAGTTCGCGTCCGAGAGACACAGCCACCGATGCAGGCAACGTCAAGCCACGGTCATTGAAGGACCAGTTGGCACAAATGTACGACCAACTTGCAAGCTAAAGGAGGAGCCGTAAATGGCTACCATCAACATCGGTGAGCTTGCGACGACAACCCTGCGTAACCGTAGCGGGGAACTCGCCGACAACGTCACCAACCACAACGCGACCTTTCAGCGTTTGAATACGAAAGGAAACGTTCAGACTGCAGACGGCGGACGATCGATCATCCAGGAACTGATGTATGCCGAAAACTCCACGGTCACGTGGTATTCCGGTTACGAGACCATTCCTGTGATCGCTTCCGATGTCATGGATGCGGCTGAATTCTCATGGAAACAGCTCGCCGGCAACGTGGTGATTTCAGGTCTTGAAGGCGAGGTGCAGAACTCGGGCAAAGAGCGGGTGATAAACCTGCTGTCTGCGCGGATTCGTAACCTTGAACTCAGCCTGCGCAATGCTGCGGCTACTGCGGTGTATGACGACGGCACGAGCCATTCCGGTAAGTGCTTCGGTGGTCTTGCGCTTCTGGTGCAGACCGATCCGACCACATCATCCAGCGTAGGCGGCATCAACCAGTCAACTTACTCGTGGTGGAGGAATCAGACCACGGGCGACATTTCGTCGCTCTCGTCGTCCAACATCACCGGCAAGATGAACCTGTTGTGGCTGTCCTGCACGCGCGGTACTGACAAGCCGGACCTGATCCCGGCTGACGCCAACACCTACACCTTCTACGAAGAGTCTTTGCAGCCGCTCCAGCGGTTTGCCTCTCCGTCGATGGCTGATGCTGGTTTCACCTCGATCAAGTACAAGTCCGCTGATGTGGTGTACGACGATCAGTGTCCGGCGAACAGGATGTACTTCCTGAACACGGACTATCTGTTCCTTCGCCCGCATGTGAACCGCCAGTTCGTGACGCTGGACCAGCGCAACGCGACCAACCAGGACGCCACGGTGATCCCGGTTGTCTATGCCGGCAACATGACCGTCAGCAACCGTTCACTGCAAGGGGTCCTTTGGACCTGAGGAGCAAACATGGAAGCAACCATCGGGCTGACCGCCGATCAGGTCAAAACCAGCACGGAAGGCCCTGAATTCCGTCTGGGTCAGAAAGGCGTGCTGCATTCCAGCGCGGGGACGAAGGAGTACATCTACGTCCAAGCGTCGGAAGCCATCACTGCTGCCGGCTATCTGTGTGTGGTCAAAACCGGGTACACCGTGGAAATGGTGGACGTGACGGCGACCACTGCTGGCACGGCGGGCTATGGCTCGCCATGCGGCGCTGCGCAAGCGGCGATTGCATCAAGCGGCTATGGCTGGATTCAGGTGTACGGGAAAGGCTCGCTGCGAACCCTCGCAAGTTGCGCCAAAGGTACGCGCTTGAATTCGACCAGCACGGCAGGCGCGGTTGACGACGACGGCGGCACGGGCTCTGAGGCCATACTCGGCCTCGTGCTTGGCACTGCAACAGGTGGATCAGAAGCAACCAATACGGACGCTTACTTCTTCTACCCGGCGGTCGGTACCACGCTGTAACAAGCAGGGGGCTTCGGCCCCCTCGCTTCTCAAGGGGATCAAATGGCAGAGCATCTTCAGGCGCGGTTCTATGACCACGCCACGCTGAACGTATCCGAGTCCGAAATCAAAGGCACGAAGATTTTTGATGATGTCGTGATGATCGAGCTCACGGTGAGAGGGGCGCGCGAATCAATTTCCTACGTCGCCACCGAAGAGCACAAAGCCGAATATCCGGAAGCATGGGCCTTGTACAGTGGAGAGCGTTTCACGGGAAACCACGGTACGCCGCTTAACGTATTGGGCGAGGGGTTCACGATGGCTCGGGTGAAGGAATTCGAGGCGATGCATATCCGATCCGTCGAACAGCTCGCGTTGGTATCTGATGCCAACATCATGCGGCTGCGCGAAGGGCTCAAGGCCAAGCATCTTGCGGTGACGTATCTGGAAGGCCAGAAGCTCGCGCAGCAGAACGTGTCGATGGATCAATTCCACGACATGCGCAGGATGATCGAAGAGCTGAAAGAGCAGAACGAACAGCTTGCGTTGAATCAGCGGTTGAAACCAGGGCGAAAGGTGCGAGATGGCGAAGACGCTCAAGCAGTTATGTGACGCAGCGCGTGAGGAATTGGGCTGGGATGCGCCCAACGTCTACGCATCGGCAACCGATCCGGATGGTAAGCAGACGTTTCGGCTTGCAAACCGTCAAGGTCATGATCTGTCACAAGAAGATGTGGTGTGGCAGGCGCTGAAGACAGAAGAAACGATCACGCTTGTGGCTGCAACACAGAGCTACGCATTGCCGTCCGACTATCGCTACATGGTGCCCGGCTCTGAATGGGATCAGGACGCACAACGACGCGTCCTCGGCCCGTTGACACCTCGATTGTGGGCGATGGAGGAATACGGCGGTGTCGTGTTTGGCCTGAACTGGCGGTATGAAATCCGCAACGGAAACGTTGTGATACAGCAAGCCGTTGCTGCGGGTGATGCGGGCGCGATCATTTCGTATGAATACGTGTCTTCGCATTGGGCGAAGGATTCGGGCGGAACTGCAAAAGCAGAATTCACTACAGACACCGATACACAGCGGTTCGACGATGACCTGTTCATCGCTGGGATCATGTGGCGATTGAAGCAGGCGAAGGGATTCCCCTACGAAGTCGAACTTGCTGAATACGTCAGGCGATTGAACCGCATCAAAGCGCGTGATGGTGGGATGGCGGATGTATGGTTTGTCCCGCCAATGGAAACGCTTGATCCGAACATAGCAGAGACCGGGTATGGCCTCTAAGGTCAAAACAATACCCGCGCCTGTGGGCGGTTGGAACGCTCGGGATTCATGGGCGTCGATGAAAGAGACCGATGCGGTGCTGCTGGATAACTGGTTTCCGATGGAGGGCGCAGTCAGGCTCAGGAGGGGCTACACATCGCATCAGACCGGCCTGAGTGATTGGGTTGATTCCCTGATGGTGTACAACGACGGGAACAATGCGCGCCTCCTAGCTGCGGCCAATGGTCATATCCGAAACGTGACCAGCGGAACCACGTCGCTGGCGTCAAGTCTCACCAATGATCTTTGGTATTACGCGCAGCTTGATGGCGTGATGGGCCTTGTGAATGGGGCTGATGCGCCGAAGACATACAACGGCTCGACCATCTCTGGCATGACGCTTTCAGGTACAGGATTGACGACGACCAGCGTTATAGGGGTGAATGTCTTCAAGTCGCGGTCCTACTTCTGGATGTCGGCCTCGCAGTCGATGTGGTATTCCGACGTCAATACGATGGGCGGGACGACGACAGAGTTCAAACTGGGCCGGGTTGGGAGCATCACCGGCTACCTCGTGGCAATGGCAAACATCACGATTGATGGCGGGGCAGGCATTGATGACTTTGCCGCGTTCATTTTCTCGTCGGGTGATGTTGTCGTGTATCAGGGCTCAGACCCTGGCGATGCGGCAAACTGGTCGCTTGTGGGTCTATACCGGATGCCTGCGCCCGTAGGTAGGCGATGCGTGGTCCAGTATCGAGGTGACGTGCTTGTCCTGACGACGGATGGCGTCATTTCGCTGACCAGCGTCATGCAGGGGCGCGCGTCGGAGATTACTGCAAAGATTGATCAGGCCATCACATCGGCCATTTCTGCAGGGTCTTCGTTGACCGGATGGGAGATGTGCTATTTCCCGGCAGGCAACATGTTGATTATCAATGTACCCACGTCAACAACGCTGATGTGTCAGTTCGTCATGAACACGAACACAGGCGCATGGTGTCGATTCAAGAACATCAATGCGCGGTCATGGGCGGTGTTCAACGGCCTGCTGTATTACGGTGGGTCTGGGGCTGTCAATCGGGCATGGTATGGCACGACGGATAACGGCGATGCGATTGCATGTGACGCTGTGCCGGCGTTCTCCTTTTTCGGATCGAACCGGCTGAAGCAAGTCACGGCGGTACAGCCCTCACTGACGGCAAACGGCACACTTGATGTGGGGATACGCACGGAGAAGGATTACAGCCTTGGTGCTACGCCATCGGCAAACCTCTCCACGGGCACCAGTGACACCCTTTGGGGCTCTGCATGGGGCTCATCATGGAGTACCGGCACACAGTCCTACAGTCCGTTTAAATCTGTGGCTCGCGTAGGGCGGGCGCTATCTGGACGCATTTCAACGACCACGAAAAACCATCAATTGACGTGGTATGCAACAACGTATTTCTACCTCGATGGAGGATTCATCTGATGGGCTGGTCAGGCGGCACATTTTCCAGAACGAATGGCACACACACGGGCACTACGGTATGGCAGCAGGACGAAGCTGCGCTGACGAACATTGAAGCCGATCTGCACGACACCCACGACCAAGACCTGGCGGACGGGATAAATTCGTGTGTTGCGAAAGATGGCAGCAACGAGATGACAGGCCCACTCGACATGGGCGGTCAAGAAATACACAACGCCGACAATATCGGGGTAAATACCAGCAGCCCAAACATTGCGGGATGGGGGGTTTCATTCACCCTCAATGGTTCGTCGTCTGAAAACGCAGCCTACGAGCTTGCGCTTGATGGCGCGTTGATTGGCTATATGTCCTACTCGGTCAGCGGCGCATCAGCCATAGCGGTGAATCTGTACGCCTACGCGAACGTGCCGATGATATTCGGCACCAACAATACAGCGCGGGGGAAAATCGACGCAAACGGCAACTGGATATTTGGAACTGCGGCATTGGCGACGAATGCAACCAACGGGTTCACCTACGTCCCTACATGCGCGGGGACTCCGACTGGCACCCCGACATCCGTTACGGGTATGTCGCCCATCGTGATCGACTCAACGAACAATCGGCTGTACTTCTATTCGGGCGGAGCATGGCGCAATGCCGGACCTTGATTTCACGCCGGAACTGAACCGCCTGGCGACAGAAGCGGCGCAGTCGAGCAATCGCACGTTGTTCCTGCCGCCCGGCAACCTTCACCTCAAGACACAGCCAGATCCGCTGCCAGACATCAGGATAGAAGGCGCGGGGATGTTGCGAACGGTGCTGGTCCGAGACTACAACGGCTCAGATGGATACGGCGTGCTTCACTTCACGAAATCCGGCTTCGAGCTCAGGCGTCTTGCCATCAATGCGGCAGCGGGCACCTCTCGCGGGTCGGCCATTTCCGTCATTGCATCACCTGATCGCGGTGTTGATGGCTGGGTGATGGAGGACTTGTATATCTCGACATGGGCCACGGATGGCTGGAACTGCGCGGTCAACATTGACGGCACAGCAAAGGACACAGGGGCAAGAGGCAACCGCATCAATGCGATGCGCAACATCCACGTATTCGGCGCTTCATGGTGCTCAGTGCGAATGGCTGGCGTGGTTGGTTTGTCGTGGCACGGTGGTGGGCTGTACACAGCAGGAGGCACCGGCACAACGTCGCTGATGGTGGCCGGCGTGCCGCAATGTCAGTCGTGGTATCTCGATCTGTCGTTGTCGAACATCAACGGTGCGGTCAACCTGTCCCAGTGTAAAAGCGTATCGTTGCGCGCGTCGCAAATCGGTGACGTGCAGAACGACAGCAGCGCGGAGGATGTCGCCATCATCGCCAAAACTGGAACAGTTCAAGGCAACTGGGTCAGGTCTGGAGTGATTCAAGTGTGATAGCCGGGTTCATTCTTCATCCTCCATCCAAGCCACGATAGCCGCGAGTTGAGCGTGGGTCAGAGTGCAGCATAGGTCTGCCCCTTCCTTCGTCACGCGGAGCCACTTACCCGTTTCGTTTGAGTTGGCGCACTCAAGTACCGATCCTTCAAGTTTGACGGGTATCGTCAGCAGAGCTTCCCAGTGTTCTTTGTTCATCCCCTTACCCTCCCAATGATTCTGTCCTGCAACGTCGTACACGGCGGCGGGGCTCCTTCACGTCGAGCCAGTGGGTGACAAACTCGCCTGGCTCGTCAAATCGTTCTGGGGATTCGCCTAACAATTCGTGCCACTCGTCGCCAAGCCGCATTGCTGAGATTTCCTCTCCGTGATTGAAAGTTACAGTGTGGTACTGCTCGTCATCCGGCAACCGCTCACTACACGGCACCCACACCCCCGCGCACACCTTCTCGTGCGCAGCGATCTGGGCCTGTAACTTGCTGATGCAATCCTCAGCGGCGAGGTGATTATCTTTGTGCCATTGACTGCGCTTTGCTGCGTTGTCTAGCTCGGTCTCCAGCTCGCGGATGCGGGCATCCCCTTTTTCGAGTAGGCCGGCGTAGCGGGTGAGCACCCCGTCAGCCTCTCCCCATAACACAACGCCGTAGCTGCTCACGTGCGCCATGCGGCCAATCATCGCCCTCACGCTCTCCGGTGTGTCGGCGATCATGATTTTCCCTCCTGTATCGGACAATGCAGCGCAGCCATAAGTTGTATGGTTGCAAGCGTCAGTCGATTGTCATCTCCGAACTGCCTTTGCGCTTCAGCGATACGACAAAGGTAAAGGATCAAGTCGGCAGTGCTGACAGGCGTTGTGGTTTCGTTGCTCATCATTCCTCCCTCCTCATCACGGCGATCCAGTAGGGCATAAAGATCATTGCCCCTGCTACGATGCTTTGTACGACCTGACGCCCCGGAGTGGTGGCTGCATCGACGTACAGCATCAATCCCCCACACATCACAATAAACCCAAAGAATGTGAACATTACTCCTCCCTCCTCGCCGTGATGGCGGCAAGGAAATCCCGTGATCTATCATCTGACATTTCGAGTCTCCTTGATCCATCCCTGCCGGTAGCAATGGTCAAGCCACTGCAACAGGCCGATGAAAATGTTGTGTTCTATATCTTCCCATCTGATCGGATACCGACCATCCATCGAATCGTGGCATGTCGCACACGCAGGCAATGCGCACACATCAGCCGGCTTGATCCCCATTCCGCCTGTTCCACCTTTGCGGATGTGGGCCAAAACAACCGTCTCAACATTGCCGCAGCAGATTCCAGGTATCCGGGCGTAACACTGCTGGCCTCTTGCGCGGTCGCGGAGGTTCATGCTGCCTTCTCCATCACCGGCAACACCGTGCCGTCCTCTGCTGCCATCTGATACACGAAGTCGATCAACTCGGCATACTGCTCAACCGAGAGTTTCTTCTTCTTGTACCGCTTCTTTTCGTGGTCCCATTCCGATGTCGTGCGGCGTACAGGAATCAACTCCTCCTGCCCGCCGGGGCCTGTAAGCCTCACTGCGCCGAAGAATGCAATCAGCACTTTGGTCTTCAGCATGTCCACGTCCCATGTAATGCCGCGATCCGAGAGCAGCCATTGATTCAGCAGCCAATGGAAGCCCTTCTC